GGCGATCCAGCGATTGCTGTATCGTCTCCGACCCTCGACGTCTGTATACTCTACGCCCTGAAACGTGCCCATCCCTCTGGAATTTGGCGCGCACGCCTCCAGAAATCCGTCTGCATCGACCAGCACGGGAGAGTACTGAAAGATGTTTGTTCCATATCCGGACTCGATCGTGCCGAGTGGCCCTGGGCGAAGAACGCCGGACGGGCTGTAGGCAGGACGGATTCCGAATGGAGCTGCAACTGAGCTCATTTGTGTTACTCCGTAGTTAGGTTTAGTTTCGTCTCGGAGCCTCTGTAGTCGTCAGCGTGTGCGTGAACGACGGAGGCTGCCGCTCCTCGGCCAGTTCCTCCATGCCGCCTTCTAGCGTGATCTTAACCCCGCGAGCGCCACTCTTCGCCGCACGAGCCGCCTCCTCACGAATGACGTCGATGACGGAAGCAAGTTTTCGCTCCTCCATCATCGGCTGAGCGTGATGAGCCTCGTACATATACGCCTCGTACAGATGCGTCGGCAACTTGAACGCTATCATCTCGTTCACACCTATGCATCCGGCGTACTCTCCGGTCTTCAGCGACGCGTACTCCCAACCCGGAACGTCGCTCGCCTTTATCGGCGAGTAGCCGAGGCGAATGCGCCCAGGAATTGAGTCGCGTGGGTTGTTAGTCGTCAGCCAGCAGACATGATATCCCGGTATATCCGGAATGTCGGGCAGGACAGACTGGTAAAACGATCTGCGAAACTCGTCCAAACGTTCGTCATCCGTCAACGTGCGGTTCTGCGTCACCTCTCTGTCGCTCAGGTGTCGGCTTTTCCGCGCGTCAGAATCAGACCTCGCATTCAGCCTCGCGCTCTTCCCGGCGGACTTCTTCTTTCCGCCGGCACTCTTTCCAATTCTCGAATCAGTCATCTCAGGTAACTCCCTCGTTCAGTGAGTTGATCAGTCGTTGGCGTGAGCGCGGTCATACTCCGCGTAACGCCTCAGATATTTGGTTCTTAGAACCGGATCTTCCCACACTCCGGCCTCCTCCATCGCCTTTCTTCGCTCGGCGCTAATGTAGACCTCGTTCTTCTTCAGAGATCTCTCCTGACCGCCTACACGAAACTTCGGTGCGTTCCTGCGTTTCTCTGGGCTGCGATCGCCTACGCCAGCGTCGCCCTCGTCCGCGCCGTTACCACCGCCAACTCGCCGCTTGGGCGATCTGTGCGGGAGCACCTTGGATATTCTGCGATCCAACTCGGCGAAGTACTCGGAAGTCGCGGGATCGTACCCCTCGTTGAACAGAGAGTCGTCGATGGCCCCCGCTATCGCAGAGTCTTGATCGCTTCGGTCGAACTTGAACCAAGTGTTCTTCGACGCCCACGAGCGAACGTTGTTCTCGGTACGAGGATCTATACGCGCGGACGTCCTAGACGGGTCGCCGCGTTCGCCGGACCGTTCGGAAGTCGAAGTTTTTCCATCGCCTCCCTCTCCAGACAGACGCCGCTTCCTCTCTACGATCACGTCCTCAGTCTTTCGAATTTGATCGCGGATCTGATCGCGAATTCCTGTCGCCTCGGCGACCTCCTTACCACTCTTCGCGTCGACCGCGTCGGCGAGAATGCGATCGGCGTCACGAAGTGCACTCTTCAGCTGATTCAGGCGCTGAACGTCGGAGTTCTCGTCCGTTCTGTCCAGACGCTTGCCGATGGACGATATCTGCCGTTCCAACTGCTCGTTTCTCGCGGCAAGAAATCTCAGCTCACGCTCACTTCGTTCTCTGTTGGCCTTCTGTCTGGCCTTCCTGCTTCGGCGCTCCTCGCGGCGAGCCTCTCTCTTCTTCTCCTCCTCGCCCTCGTCGACGCCGCCGAGTCTGGTGTCTCCTGAAGTTTCGTCATCACCGCCGTCGTCGTCGTCGTCATCGTCGTCGTCGGGCAGTTTCTTCGCTTCGGCGGCTACACGCCGCGCTTCCGACTCCTCGTCCAAATCTGACGCTAGATCCTGAACGCCTTCGCCGACCGGAACCAGCACTTCTTCCTTATCTTCCTTATTGTCAGCCATGATATGCAGACTCCTTCAGTCCACGGATTGTTTATATGTACGCCACGACCGAAAGCGGATCACCGATGTGACGACCGCCAAGTTCCGAGTCGTTGAATAGAACGAACAGAACCATGTCAGTCAGTTCTGAGTCGGGATTGGGGACCTCCCAGCGATCGCCGCCATACTTCGGCACTCGCACGAAGGCCCCCGGTTGAACCCACGCTCCTTCTGGCCATGGTTCGAGAGTTTCGCGATTCTTAAAGGCGACCGGACCGAGTGAGATGACTTTGGCAATCTGAGTGTTCCACTTCTCAGTTTCCTGGGACGAATGTGGAAGGATCATCCCGCCGCGAGTGCGCGCCATCGGCGACCGAATCTGCACCAGAACTCTGTAGCCGAATGGCTCGAACTCCGGATCCACGTCTGGGAACGCGTCCTCGATGCACCCGTAGGCGTAGCTAGGTGCTCCGCCGTTCGAGGGCACTGCTCCGGCGTCGGCCAGCGACACGCCATCACTTTCTTTCGTCATCATCATCTTCCTCCATCACCTGTGTAAGAAGCTGCTCAGCTCGCTTAAGACCTTGCAGCGTTCCGCACGCCCTCCCATACCCGAACTCCGTCTTGTCAGACGGTCTCGTGAGAGATTCGTTGGACCACTCTGTCTGTGCACTCTTTAGCCTCTCCAGGTAGACACTAAGTTCGTGCGCCATACTACACCTCCTCGCTCTGCGATGTAAAGCGCCGCGTCACGCTCTCGTGTTCTTCCCTCCGGTGTATCCACGAGTCCCTGTTTTCTCTGCGCCGGACGACTTCGGCAATTTACCGTCGCCGGAACTTCCCGCGCCGCCGACCGATTTACTCGGCACGTCCTGGGTCGGCTTGCCAGTCGTCGCGTAGCCGTAGTGCTGTCTTACTTTCTCCACTTTAAGTTCTCCTGTCTCTGTTTAAGTTAACCAGACTCTCTAACCTGTCAGCCGGTGATTAGTCAGCCTCTGTCTCCCGAGGGATTAATGCCCTTTCCGGTGGAGAGACTGACGTCGTCACCGGCCTCCAGTTCCGCCGCGCTGATGCGAAGAGCCGTCAGATTGTCCTGCATGTTAACGCGCTCCGTCACACTCAGCTGATCAGCCGCGCGCTTGGTCTGACCGGACTCGCGCACCATAAGCTCGCGGAGTCTGGCAGCTCTCTCCGCAGCTTCCCGCGCCTCTTCGTCGGCCATACGTACAGCCTCGCGTCTCTGATCGGCGGACAACTCTTGCATGGTTCTGCTGTCTTCCTTCTCCAGTTGCATTATAAGGCGCTCCGTCTGCCCCTTCTCCCGCAACTGAGCCGTCTCCTTCTGAGCCTCCACCTGAGCCATCTTGTTCGGATCAACTGGAATCTGCGGAGGCTGCTGGTACTGCTTCACTAGCTCCATGGCCTGTGTCACGACAGACGGAATATTCTCGCCGAACATCTCGTTCGCCCGCCGCACGACGTCCGGGGACGCTTCCGCGATGAGCCTGTCCAGTTCCGCTCTAGTCTCAGGATCGTGCTCTCGCATGACATTCGCAACCTCCTCGTCGTCCATCTCCAGAGCCATCTTCAGCATCTCGTAGTACTCCGCGACGTACCACAGAACTATGTGCTCCTTGAGATGCTCCAAGACAGCCGGAACGAACGTCTTGGCGATTATCGATAGTTGACCGAGCACCGGACTCATGAGAAAGTCCAGGTGCGTCTGTATGTGACCGAGCTGATCCTGCTCCGGAAACGCCGTGACCGGGCGACCGAGAGACATCGCGGAGTTCTCGTTGGCGGCGTTCATCCACTCCGGCTTCACCTCCGGAATAAGGAGCTCCTCCGGATTCGGTATCTTCGTTCTCTCCAGCATCCGCTTGTACACGGCCCTCTGATTGAAGAGCTCTGGATGCTTGTCCGCCATCTGCTCCACAATCTGAAGCTGAGCTAGACGCTGAACGTCGCTGAATATCTCCGGGTCCGCTGTCGGGACGCAGTCAAGAGGATCGTCGAAGTCGCTAGCGCGAGCGATGATCTCTCCGGTGTCGTCCTTTACTTCGTCGTCCGTCAGGTACATCCTGTCTATACGATGCACCACACGAATGACGTACGTCATGGCGTGGTACAGTCTGAGATGAATCGCAGACAGAACTTTCTGACCCTCCTCTATCAGAGCCAGCGTCGTGCCGACAGGCATGTTCGGATTGTTGGTGTCGCCAGTCAAATTCTCAAACGTCGTCCGAACGACTCCGCGCCCCGCGTCCACGCAGAACCCGAGCAGCCTGAACAGCGTGTCGGACGGCGGGTTGAACGGAAGATTCATGATGAGCTTTCGTATGTCCGTCCCGTCCACTCCTCCCTCTATCTCCGCGAGCTGGCCTATGCCGAGCCTCTGAGTCTGGCCGATCAAGTTCGCACCCTTGAGCTTCACCGCCGTCGGGAAGTTGTTGACGTGCGCAGAGTCTAGCAGCGCTCGCAGAGCTCCGGTAGCTCCGCCCGCCAGTGAGCCGACCATCTGACCGAGACCTATGGAACCGGCCCCCCGCCACGGAATGAACGGAAACTCGATGATCCACTGCATTCTGTCTCGTTCCTCGTCGTCCTCCTCCCAGTTCCTGACGATAGATACGATCTTTCGACTGGCCTCGTCCAGCGATATGAGATACGGAGCCGGAGCACCGAAGTCCTCCTCGTCGCTCGCCAAGTCATCCTCGTCGAACGATCTCCACGTGGATATCTCGTACACGGTACGAAGACCGTCCTCATTGTAGAACTCTGTCGACGACTTCCCCTCCACCTTGTTGGTGGCCTTCTCCGGCGCGGTCTGCTCCGGCATGGCCGGAGTTGGTAGGTCGCCTATTTCTCTGTACATACCGTCTCGAACGCGAGCCTCGAACTCCAACTTCGTAATGGGTTCGGCGAACGTCTGCCGCTCGGCCGTGTACCACGACGACGCGGCGAACGGCATGTAGCAGCGATCTGACGGAATGTACTGAGGAACTGGGCGCTTGCGACGACGAGAGTGATCTGCGACTATGCGAAGAAACTGAGAACCGGCCAGAGCAATCTGCGGAAGCAACTGCTCCAACTCCGCCCGGAACTCTGGCATCTGAACTATGAACTGCCAGTTCATGTAGTTCTTCTTTCGCTCCGCCTTCTCTATCCGCTTCTGGTCGATCTTCTCACTGGGTATGTACACACGAACCGGACCGTTGGACGGCATAAGCTCCTTGATGGCTCTGGCAGAGAAGTCAACGCTCGCCTCCGTCAGCATTGGGAACGTGACGTCGCTCGCTCCCTCAAAATCCGCACCTCCGGGAGCCTCGTCACCCAGACCAGTTCTCTTGATGGACTTGGCGTACTCCTTGTCTCTATCCTCGCGGGTCTTCTTGTCTCTCTCCACGTCGCGCATGAGCTCCGTCGCCAGAGACTCCAGAGCCGACTGCTCGAACAGATCGACGATGTTGTCGTAGAACCCAGTCTCGTCGACCGACTCGTCCTCGCCGATCTTCACCACCGCCCCGCCGTCGTCTGTGTCCTCGACCTCCTGTCGCTCGTCTTCTAGCTCCAGAACCTCGCCGTCCTCTAAGTCTTCCGGTCTAACTGCCATTCAAGTTCTCCAGCTCAAGTTCTGCTGATCCTTCACCCATACGGATTCGTGCTTCCACGCTTCCTCCTCTTGACACGTTCCTCGTCCTCCTGCGCTCTCTTCCGGCGCTCCTCGATAGGATCGATCTTCTTCGTCAGCGAGCCGATGTGCTTGTTCATGAACAGACGAAGAGCCTGAGTCGTGGTGTCCAGCAGATCGTCGTGCTCTATACTCCCCTCGCCCAGATACGAGCAGACCTGAGTGATCAGTGGATCGGCCCACATCTTCGGCGAGCCCTTGATCTGATCGCTCTCCACCACCCACACTCTGTCATGCGCCCACATCGGAGACACGACGTGCAGACGAGTCAGCTTGTCAGCGTTGCCGGGATTGTAGCCGTGTGTCAGTATGTCCTCCGCGGCCAGCGACTGACGAAGCGATATGCCCGATCCCTTGTCCTCAATCAGTATGATGTCCACCGCCTGACCCTGGTGACGAGGTCTGTCCGCCACGCGCACTCCTCTCGGGCGAAGCATGGGCTCCTGCGAATCTCCGTACGTCAACTTGCGCTCTCTCTTCACCTTGGTCACGAGCTCAGGCAGAGACAGCCACTCCTCCCAGCAGTCGAGAAGCAGGACGCACTTCTTCCCATCGTGCTCGAACATCCCCCACACCGAGCACGCAGTCGGGTCGTTCTCCTGCTTCTTCTTGTCGTGCGTCTTCTCCGTGAATGCCGTGTCCAGACTCATGACGATCAGCTGAAAACTGGGAAGAGGTTTGCGACACGGCCAGATGCGCCACTGCGAGCGCTTGACGATGCCCTCCTCCTCCGGATCTAGGATCTCACCGTACAACTCCTGACGCCCGACCTTAGTTCCCTCGTACTTCGACACGTTGTCGAAGAACGTCTTGGTCAGGTTCGCTCTGTTCTCGTACGTGGAACCCACGACGGTGACCGCGTTGGGATCGGCGACGAGACGCCGCATGAACGGCTTCGGCTTCGGAGTTCCAGTCCACACAACCTGCGGATGCTCGCCGAGACGTAGACCGAACCACAGATTGTCCCACGCGTCCTGCGGATACTTCCACGAAGCGATCTCGTCGCACCACGCGACGTGATGCTGCGGTCCTCGCAGTCGTTCCGGCGTGTCGCCGGCGAAGCCTCGTATGAAGCTGTTGTTCCACAGTGTGACACTAGGAAGTCCGGCGTTCGTGTCCTTGACCAGCACACGAGGTATCACCGACAGAAGACCTGTCGGTCCCTCGAAACACGTGTACTTCACGTCGTCGTGCGTGGGGGCGATGACCGCGCCCAGAATGGTGTCGCCAGCGCACTTGGCGCCGATCCAGTTAGACGCGGTCAGAGTCTTGCCGAACCCACGCCCAGATCGAATCCCCCATATCGTCTTCTCGTATCTCTCAAACTCCCTCGGCGGCAGTTGCTTGAGTCTGGCGAGCGAACGCCACGCCATAAGCCACCTGAGATAGTGCAGCTCCTCGGTGGTGAACGCCTCCAGGCTCTTCAGGTACGGCTTGAGTACCTTCGGCAGCTTCTCCAGATCGAGAGGCGGCGCGACCTTCGCGTAGTCGAATACGCTGTGGGAACTAGCCGCGACCGCCTCTCGGGCCATCAACCCATGACCTCGGAATCGAACCTTCGCCGAAACTCAGACTCCATCCACACGGCGTCGCCTAGCGACATTACAGTGTTGTATATGTGTACGCGGCCGTCAGTGTCCTGCTCAATGACGACGAGGTTAGATATCTCGCCGGTTCGCTCCATCACCTTCTCCAGAAGGACTCTAGGAGTGGTCGGAATTCCAGGGACCATGTCCACCTTAGAACCACGCACGCCAGATACTCAGCAGTCCGCGAACGACGGCCCGAAACAGGTGGTCCTTCACCTGCTGCTCCAGAGGTAGCTCCACGAACGGAACCATGCACGGATGGATCTTAGCGTCCTCGTCCTTGACACCTCCATAGGCCCATCCGTCGTCCATCTTATTCCTCATCCAACTATCGTGGCTCGCCTCAGGCCCGGCGTCCGGGTTCAGTTGGTGAAACTCCACCCCGAGCACGGCACTGCGCCTCTGGTGGTCGCTCGCATCCTCCCACGACTTAGCACTGTCGTCGCCGATCGCCGCGCAGTACGCTCGGTTGACCTCGTGCGCTATCCTGGCGATGTGCATTATCGGCACTGGCAGTCCCCGTAGTCTTCCCAACGACGCGCCACGCATATTCGCACGCATATTCGCGGAAACGAACACCTCCAGCTGCTCACGACTCATCGGGGCGTATCCCTCCACCTTCACGAAGCCGTTCTGCAACTCCCTTACCTCGTAGCCGAATTCCCTCACTGTTTCCATGAGACTCAACGTAGATTCGCTCATCGTCACATCCTCCCAGCCGGATCTAGACACAGCTTTCTATCGACCTGACCTATGACATTGTCACGAAGCGCCTTGGCGGCGCGGCGTGCTTCTGCGTACATCTTTTTCTCCTCTTCGTCGAACGAAACCTCCTGCCGAGCGACTAAACTCGGATCGTGCAGATCGCAGACACCCCAATGCGTATTCTTTGGCCGAATCCTGCGACCACTATAGTCTAACGCAGCCAGACGCATCCTGACGGACATCGTCGTCGAAGGAACGACGCCTCCACCATCGGTGGACAGGTACGGACGCACACGCCAAACGATGACGTGCGCTCCGTCGCGCCTCATCTCCTCGAACGCCAGACGAAAGCTACTAAGTACATCGTCTAACATGTCGCAGTTGTACTCCCCAGACTCCCCCACGGCGAATCCTAGCCACCATGTGTCGTACGCCTCAGTCTCGCTGGAGCCGACGAACGCGCTCGGCGCTCCGTCTACGAACCGAAACATCACCTCGACATCAGTCATGAACCTGTCGAATTTTAACCTCAGCTCCTTCACCCCGCCGTCAGTTGTTAGTGGCGCACTTCCTCCTGCCTCACCCCGTGACATGCTTAACCGCCCACATGACGGCCTCCTCGATCTTAGTCTGCGCAATGCTCAGCTCTCTGCTCGACTGACGCGCGTCGTGGCCAAGTGTGAACTCCTTCGTCGTACCGCCGATGCTGTGCAGAAGAGCCACGAACGCCAGCCCCGCGTCCTTGATGTCCCGCATCTGCTCCTTCTCATCGTCGCGCAACACTCGGTACTGATGTCTCATCAGATTGTTGACCGTGCGCTCGTCACTCTCGCTATCTACAAAATCAGCCTCATTCATTGTCGCTATCCTTCGTTTGTTGTATTCTCACATGCTTCCCCTCTCCGTCCAAGGCCGCCAGTCTCATGCGAATGGATGTTGTGTCGCCTTCCTTCTCCAACACAGGACGCGATCTCCACACGATCTTTCTAGCTCCGTCCGTCCTGAGCTGTATCATGGCATCGAAGAAAGTCTTCAGCAGTTCTGTGAACGCGGCGTCATCTTTGCCACTGTATCCCCACCTCCAGCTCTCATACGGAACTCCCCCGTTAGTTCGTATACCGGCAGCTCCGTCGACACAATCGAACATGATGTGGAGACTGAACACCAGCCGGTCAAACTTGATGCGCCGATCGAACGACACACTCGTGCAACCTCCTTCCCCTTCGTTTTTCACTCTTCAACTCCTCCTCGCTCAAAACTCTCAAGATGCCAGCTCCGGTATCGTACACCGGATTGCGAGTGTAACCAAGACGTAGATACCTGAGTGTAGACGAGTTCACCGTCGGCCGAACTCCCATACCCACCATGCGAAGACATATCTCGTCGTCGCTGACCCCAAGCTCGTGGAGTCTCTGTATCACACGCGGCCAGTCGACCGACACCGGAATTCCGTCGCTACTCGTCACCACCGCCTCTTCCGAAGATCGCCAGCAGTACCCCGATGAGAATGGCGATCAAGGTGCGCCGCCGACGATCGTCAGACCCGTCGGAGGTCGTGGGACGGTCGTCGGCACGTCGAAATTTACGGAGTTGCTCCAGTCGCTGGTCGCGACCTGCCCTCCCGTCACCGGACTCCCGACCACCGCGATTCTGAGAGCGCACTCGTTGTCTCCGCGAACGAACAGGTTATTCGGCACAGTCCTCGTGGTAGTGGACGTGTCGATCCACGTAGACACCACGACTCTCGGGGTTCCGCAGCCCAGATCGAACCTCTGGAACTGCTGGAGCGGAAGAGGTGTGCCGTCCTCGTACTCCGTCGGGTTGACCCACTGTAAGTCGACCGCGCGCGCGCTCACGCTCGCGAGGAACAGCGTCACTAACATCAGTGCTATCTTCATTGCGTCTTCTCCTGTATTATCCTGGTTCACTTGGGGTCAGCCTTCGGCTTGACTAGTCCGAGCAGCGACTTGATAACGTCGGACCTACTCTCCTGCGGTGTGTTGATCTCGAACGGTTTCCCGGCGGGAGTGCTGTGCTCCACCTTGTCTCTGTACTTGGGATTCGCCTTCAGCAGAGTGTTAAGAAGAGAGTCGCTGTACTTGCGAACAGACTTCGTCGTCACACCGTCCGGAGCCTCCGTGATCGTCACCTCGTCCTCCCCCTCCACTCCTCGTCTCCACGCCTCCAGCTCCGCAGTCTCCAGAGCGTCCTCCTGAGCATCGTCGAACGCCTCGCGGAACTTGGGATCGCTCTTCTTCCACTCCCTGACGTCAGCTCTTCGCACGTCCGGAAACTTGCCGGCGGCTCTTATGCTTCCAAACTCTCTGTACATCTCCACGAATATCGCCTTCCTCTGAGTCTCCGTCAGCTTCTTCTGCCTGACTCTCTCAACCGATATCCCGAGCAGCGGCAGAACGACCTGAACGAAGTGCTGAGCAACGACGAGACTGCGAGGCTGGAGTCTCGGAGGCAGCTCCTCCAGCATCTCCCGTCTTACTGCCTCGTGCATCGCGGCTCTGCTCTGATTCCACGCGTAGTTCCTCTGCTCAGACAACTCTCGGCGCGCCTCCCTTAGTTTCTCGCTCTTGGCCGCGCGCAACTCCGCTCGCTCCTCCCGCGTGTGCTTCTTCCTGCCTCCTGACGCGCTCTTCGCAGCGCCTCGCTTCTTCTTCGTCACATGATGTCCTCTACAAAGGGATGACCGGAACCTCCGTTGGGAAGGAGCGACGCCCCCGAATCTCAGCGTACTCGGGTGAGTCGGGTCGCCGATGTGCGGATCGGGAGACGACGGGCGTCGGAGGTTCCGGCCTCCCACGCGAGCGTTCATACCACGTGTCGGTGGGGCTGCGCAAGGGCCGAAAGGCTAATTTCCTCAAAACTCCTCAAAACGAGCGAGAACGAGAAATAACACTAATCTAAAATTGGACGTTAGTGTTACTTTAGTGTAACCGGACGATAAGGACTGAATACGAGAGCGAGCGGAGCGAGCGTGAACTTAGGTAACAGTAACACTACTTTTCTAATTGTTATAAGAGAAAATATATAGATAATATTATAGGTGTATAAGTACAAGTAATATAACACCTACATTTACACCTACATTATTAGACACTATTGATTCTCTATAAAGGTTAAAAAATTGTTAGTGTTACCGTAACCTGTTACCTTTCTCTCATAACGAACGAATGAGGACTCCTAGATCCGCGTTTTCAAACACCCTAGCAAAAAACCCTTTAAAAACATTAGTGTTACCTAGCCGTAGCCGCTCCAAGTTCCGAGATGCCAAGTACTTGCACACAGTACGGGCTAACCCATTGTTTTTGCTGGCCGTTTGCGTTTACCAACCAAGGCGCGCTAGGCTTGCACCCACACTATATATATAAGGCGTGAGCGGGCACATTGCACGGCTCCGGTATGGTGCTTTCGTTCCAAAGGAGAAATTGAGAATGGCGACACAACGATCTGCAACTGCGAAGAGCAGCAAAAAGAGCTGCAAGCCGCCCGCTAGCAAGCTGCCTGCGAACTGGCGTGAGCAGCTTATGGACCAGGAAGCGGGTGGCTCCGTGCGCACGGAGTGGAAGGAAACTATGGCGGCACTGGAGCGCGTGCCGGCGACAGCAAAGACTCAGTATCCGGTGTATCTCACAGTGCGATCTCTGGAGCTGCTCCGCGAGATATCAAGCAGGGAAAAGATTTCCATCCAAGATCTTCTGCGCGAGGGAGTGGATGAGATAATAATGCGCAGAGTGCGCGACATTACACCGAAGAAGAAGGCGGGTTGATGCGTGGCGAAGCGCGACATGCTCCTAGCCGCGAGGGACGAGGACCTCGCTCGCAGTGGTCTCGGCTCTCCGGCGACTAGGAAGAGGCTCGGGATCGGGGAGCCTCTGTCAGTCAAGCAGACGGAGGCCAGGACTGGGGTCAAGGATGCGGCGTCGTACGAGATACCGTATCACGACGTGAGGGGGAAGAGAGTAGAGTACACGAGGCTGAAGCTGATACCGATGACGGACAGCGTCGGAATAAGATACTGGCAGGAGGAGAAGACTATACCGAGGATATACGTCCCGCCGCTGACGGACTGGGTCAAGATAGCCCAGGACCCGAGGAGGCTGATCACGATCACGGAGGGAGAGAAGAAGGCCGCGTGCGCCACGCTGCTCGGTATGCCGACTCTTGGTCTCGGTGGAGTGTGGAGTTGGAAGAGTAAGAGATGGGGTCTCAGCGAGCTGACAGACTTCGACTGGTTCGAGTGGAGCGGACGCGACGTGGAGATCTGCTACGACGGGGACCTGTACTCCAACGAGGACGTGGCCACGGCTCTGCGCGCGCTCACGGGAACGCTCACTAAACGAGGAGCTAGGGTGTTCGTGAGGTATCTTCCAACCACGGACGGAATCTCGAAGATGGATGACTTCCTGGTGGCCAGGGGAGTGGAGGCGTATCAGAGACTGGAGCGAGTGGAGAGCGACAACTCCCGAGAGCTCGTGGCGCTCAACGATCGCGTGGCGTACCTGGAGAATCTGAACGCGTACGTGTCCATTCACGACGGTCTGCTGCTGAAGACGGACATGGACGTACACAGGAAGTTCGGAACCACGAAGATCAACTCTGACAGCGGCAAGGAGATTCAGGCCACCAAGGTCTGGATGTCGTGGCCACATCGCAGGACTCTTCTCGACGTGACGTACGCTCCGGCCGCGCCGAGGATCGTGGACAATCGCTACAACTACTGGAATGGATGGGGGGTGAAGCCCAGAAGGGGATCGTGCTCTGAGCTTCTCACCATCATAAGATCGATGGAGGCTAGCGACTGGTTCCTGAGGTGGCTGGCGTACCCGATCCAGAATCCGGGAGCGAAGATGCACAGTGCTTCTGTAGTCTGGAGCATCGATCAGGGGACCGGCAAGAGCTTCATAGGAGACATCATGCGCGACATATACGGGGAGAACAGCGCGGTCATCACGTCGGGCGCTCTGCACGACGAGAGGTACGAGTGGGCCAGACGAGTCCAGTTCGTGGTCGGGGAGGAGGTCAACGACTACGCGGGACGGGCAGACTACAACGCCCTGAAGAGTCTGATCACGGGCGAGAGGATACGACTCAACCCCAAGTACTCTCCGTCGTTCGAGCTGCCGAACACCATGAACCTGTACTTCACGAGCAACAATCCTGATGCCATGAAGATAGACACCAGCGATCGTAGATTCTTCGTGTCGCGTCTGGATCGTCTCCCGGAGAACGACACTCCCACGAAGGAGGCAAAGTTCTGGAGAGACATGGGACGGTGGAGGAAGAGTGGAGGTGCGTCGCACTTCATGAACTACTTGCTGAAGGAGGTGGACTGCTCCGGGTTCAATACTCAGACCAGACCGCCGGTCACACACGCGAAGACAGAGATGATCCACTCGTCGATGTCTGGTCTGGAGCAGTGGTGCGCGCACCTGATCGCGGACCCGGATGCGGCGATGGAGGAGGCGCTCGGTGATCTGGCGAAGAGTATACCGAGGGGAAGGGACGTGTTCACCGTGGCGCAGATAGCGGTGTGGTTGCCGGAGGAGTTGAGGGAGACGAAGAACGTGACGACTCTGCTCGGCAAGGCGCTGGAGCGAGTGAACGCCGTGAAGTTTCTGAGGACTGTGAAGGTGGACGGCAAGGTCGTGCGACTCGTGGCGATACGAAACATCAAGACGTGGAAGAGCATCGACGATCCGAGAGAGTGGGCGGCGAACTACGAGGGTAAGATGACGAGACTGAGGAGAGGGTGATGAGCGAGAGTAAGTTGGAGACGCTGGAGAGGAATCTCGGAACGGCGAAGATTGAGCTGGCGACCGCCAGAGACAGACGAGTCGCGTTGAACAGAATGATGCGCGACCTCGACGAGGAGGTGGAGGACATTAGGAAGTGTGTTGACAGTCTGAGCAAACTTGTGGATAAGGAGAGGAACCGTCATGTTGAAGAGTCAGGAACTGAGCAGCCCGAGTAGCTGCCCGAACAAAGCCGCGGACGACGAGCTGATCTTCGTTCTGCGGGAGAACGACGAGCTGTTCTCGGAGATAGTCCGGGAGTGGGCACTGCGCTACGGAACTCGTAAGCGAGAGACACAGAACGGTGTCCTGAGCGATAGACAGAAGGCGAAGATGCAGGAGGCGTACGATCTGGCGGATCAGGCGACGTACAAGCTCAAGCGAGCGACGATCGTGCGAGGGCACGGGGGAGACGAAGAAGTGATCAAGACAATATGCGTGGACTTCGACGGCGTAATTCACAGCTACGTCACCAGATGGGGGGATCGTGCACGATCTCGGATCCTCCCGTGAACGGAGCCATCGAGTGGCTCAGCGCACTACTGGAGGAGGGGTACAAGGTGTGCATCTATTCGTCGAGGAGCAAGACGCCGGGAGCGATAGACGCCATGATCGAGTGGCTGATCAAGCACGGAGCGCGAGATCTCATGGACCTGAATCTGCTGGAGTTCCCGACGCAGAAGCCAGCGGCGTACCTGACGATCGACGATCGGGCGATCTGCTTCAGGGGAACGTTCCCGAGCTTCATGGAGATAGAGGCGTTCAGACCGTGGAACGAGGAGATGAAGAAGTGAGTGAGAACAAGTGGATACCCGCCATGTCGGTGGCCGTGACTATTGCGAAGAGTCAGCGGAAGGAGAGGGCCGGAGATGTTGACACGCACAAGAGAGGAACTCTGCGGTTTCAGATAGTGGATCTGTCTGATCGCGAGGTGGCCGTCGGCGTCAGGCAGAAGGTGGAGGACGGAGTGTACTCGTACACTTGGTACCCGATGTCGAGTCTGGAGTCGTTCAGCGCGTTGGTGGAGGAGAAGGAAGATGACGAAGCCGATAAAGAGGAGTGAGTTCGTGGCCAAAGTCGTAGACATCGCGTCCAGAGCGACGCAGATTCAGAAGTTTCGCGAGGAGTTCGGCGCGAGGACGAGCCGCGTGGTGCCAGTGTCCAGCTTCCCGGAGGGAACCAGGAAGAGAGGATGGGGATGGCTGCACGATCAGATATGGTTCTACGTCGCACACGAGCCGGCGAATCTTGGTGGCATCCCGGTCTCGGACGACTGCGACGTGGAGTACGAGGACGAGGACGGGAGAACGTGGAGGTGGTTCGCGGACGAAGCCAGATGGCTTCGACTGTACATGACGAGGAGGATGCTGTGGTTCGGCGGCGGCAGGTCAGTGCGAATTCAGCATTTCTTCTCTGGGGACGATAGTATACCGCACACGCATCCGTGGTGGTTCGTGACTGTTCCTGTGTCGTCGTACGAAGAAGTTGTGTGGACTGGGCACTCGCTTGAGACGAACACAGTCTCGGCGCTCAGACCGCACTTTCGCCACACGGAGTATCGCCATCGGGTCTTAGAGCCATCACGTCCATTCTGGACGATCGTGGTAACTGGGCCAAAGAAGAGTCTGTGGGGATTCTACCCGAGGCCAGACTTCTTCGTTCCGTTCGACGAGTGGACGGATTACAGATGAGCCGAGAAGTTTGGAGAGCGATCGTCGGGTATCCGTACTACGAGGTCAGTGATCTAGGTCGAGTGCGAAGCGTCGACCACGTTCGACCGTGGCGCGTTGGCCACACAGGGACGCTGAACGTTCGCGGTAAGATTCTCCGACCGAGACTTACTAAGAAGAACGGTGCGTGCGTGTCGGTCTACAGATCGGGGCAACCGAAGCCTGTCGTGAAGCGAGTTTCGTGGCTCGTTCTGGAAGCGTTCGTCGGTCCGCGACCTCGCGGTTACGACGCGTGTCACTTTCCAGACAAGGACCCCATGAACAACAGACTTAAGAATCTCATGTGGGGAAGTCGCGCCGTGAACGAGAGTCACAAGAAGGTTCACGGTACCGACAACTCCGGGCAACGCAACGGCATGTCGAGGACGAACAGAATTAGAAGGGGTGAGTACGTTAGGGAGATTAGACGATGAGAAGAACATACGTGGTGGACGGAGGTGAGCTGTCGTTCGCGTGGGCGCAGCATCACTCTGTGCCGAAGATACTTCGGGACCAGACTGGCGCGTGCTGGGAGAAGTCAGAGTTCGACGAGCCGTACGCGAGAGTGAGTAGATCGCTGAGCATCGAGGAGCTTAGCTCGTCCGTTCAGTGCTGGTTCGAGGAGGACATACGCCGTGTCGCAGACTGAGGACAGCGAGTATCTGCTCGTGGTGAGGTATCTGGGGGAACTCAGGTGCAAGATGTGCGGGGGATACGGGCGATCGGGGAGAGGAGCGAAGTGCGCGCAGTGTCAGGGGAATGGGTTCAAGAGCGGAGAGCAGCATCTCCTGGTCAGCGGGAAGCAGGTGAGGAGGAGGCGATGAAATTCAAGGACATGCTCCGCGGGCGCGCGAAGAAGGAACTGAGTAAGACTGCGATCGTGATCGGCTGCCGGAAGAGTGAGTGCTACGACTGGGCCATACACAACCATCGCACGATAACCAAGTTACAGGCTCTGGGGTGGAAATTCCACTACGTGTCGAGCGAGCAAGATC